TAGCACGGCATTATATCGGAAAACTTTGAAACCAGTAGCAGGAAATCTAACTGTAGCGGTCGGTATGGTCTTCCACACATCAGAGAACTGCTGTTGAACCGTAGTTCTAGCCTGCTGTGTTTGAAACTGATTACCTAACGCCGAAGTACATAGATTTTGTAACTCTAATGGATCGGCCCATACAGAACCTAAATACACTAATTGATTGGCACTGGAAACTGTGTAAGCCATAGTTAAAACGAAGAAGACTCGGCGTCCGATGACTCCGAGTTCAGCCCAATTCTAACCTTATCAAACAGCTTCCCTTCCTTATTCAAACCCTTATTATCATTTCTCTTACCTACATACTTATTACTTCCTTTCTTAGATTGATTGCGAAATTTACGTAATCTGTCAGCCATTGGAACTGATTCGATGAACTCATCAACAACTGCTTCTGTAAGTTCAACGGGTCCTCCTTCTGACACACTAGTAATTTTCTCTCTCAAGCCTAATTTTATATTGGATTTGTGTACAATACAAACTGAGACAAACTCCAAAGATAAAGGACAGAAACCCTTTTCCATGGCGACACCTCTAATATTAACTAAAACTTGCCAAACTTTTCTCTCAGCATCGGCGGTAGTAATGCTATAATTCGGGATCAATTTGAAGGCAAATCGTTTCTTAGCTGCACTGGTTCTATAAGATCCAAGTGTTGCTTCGTCATCTCTTTGCATTCTCTTGTCAACCAAACAAACGCTTACTCCACCTCTGCAGTTGTCCGGTAGGTTCCACTCCCCGGACACAACTAACCCTGCCAAACACACATAACCATCTTTAACAAGCTTAACACCTTTAAGCAAATCTACATCGGATAACGAATCGTTTTCCATTGCAATCACTTTGTCAACTTTCGAAATTCGTACCGTCTTGACCGAAGTCATAACAGCAGGTAAGAATTTCTCAGCGGCAGACAAATTGATGAACTCAGAAATCTTAACGTCGTCCTTGACTACTAACGCCATTTACTCCAAAAACAATGTTTGAAATAACCTTTTATCACACAAGTACTTAACTAATGCTCTATAAACAAACGAACCAGGAGGTGCGGTTTTAATAACCTCACCGACAGCGTCGTCCAAATGTGTATAGTACGCACAATTGTTCAACGACCCAGCAACATCACAAAGAGAGGTCCTAAATTCCTCTAAATGTTCTCTATTCTTGATGTGTTTTGCACCGAGTTTCGAGATCAATTTTAGAGGGTCATAATATACAATACAGCCTCTGTCATGGTGAATTATGTACCTACCGCAAAAGTAACCATATCTCTTCCTAAACAACTTG